ATACGCCGGGCCGCTGCTCTTCGTAATGCTCGTGGTATTCCACGCCCCCCCAGCCTGCCTATACCTGATCTGGTAGTAGGACTGCGTGGACGCGTCAGCAGGATTATGACGCCACGACAATCGCGCCGCCTCGTCCTCCAGTGGCACAGTCACACCCGACGGGGACAAATCCTGCGGTGCGTACGGCCTCGCCAAGATAGCCACAGTGTTCGACGGCGCGGACCGCGAGGACTCCAATTTCAGCCCGGCGGTCACAGTATTACGCGGCGCGTTCGCAGTCCACGCGCTCACCGTGTACACGTGCGCGCCAGTCGCAGACGGGTTCACGTGCGTCCACTCACGCACCTCACCCGCAGCGTCACCCACCTTGACGCCGTTATCGTAGACAGTGAAGCCCGTGTAATAGCCCGGGTAGTCCGGTACGCTCCACGAAACGGTAATATCGCTGCCGGTTTTCACTGCCCGTACACCCGTTGGTGGCAGCGGGCGAGTGTTCACCGGGCCAGCCCACACGACAGGAGACCAGCCCGCATCGTTATACGCCTGCACGTCATATTCCGTGTGCTCGCCAACAGGAGCGTTCACGTCATCCCACGTTTTCACGTGCCACGGGACGCGCGCCACGTACTCCCAGCGCTTCTCACTGAGCTTCCACCGGCGGATAGACACGCCATCCCACGGGTACAGCCCGTCCCTACCCGTATAGTCAGTCGACCACGACACTCTCGTGAGCCCGTCACGCTGCCACGCAGCCAACGGGTCCCGAGGCGGGCGGGGCGGCTCGTACCCGCGAGCGCCAATCACATGCGACCGCGATACCGATGGCGTGCCACCATTCCACACCGGGCCCGTCGACGCGCTAAACGTCACCGTCTGACGACTCATCGCCGTCTGGATGGTCACACTTCGCCTCGCGATCTCCTTACTGTTCCACCCATCACGAGGCGACGAAAACGAATACCCCTGCGACCCAGAAATCCTGCCGCCCATGCGCAGCGTGTCACTGAAATTGTGCCCGTACCCGGCAGCCCGAATGTAATACACGACCGTCAGCGTCACACTCTGAGTACGAGGACCCACCGACCCTGGCGAACTGAGCACGTCAATACCCAGCTGCAAATACCCGGACGTGCCACCCCACACAACAGCCACTTATGCCACCCCAATCGCATCCCTGACCGCAGGCCGCAACCCACGATCAAAAAACTCAGCCACATCCGCATACCGCCGCAAATCATCAGCACGGAACGACACATTCACCACATACGAATCACCGCCAGCAGCCAGTGCAGGCTGCCCGGCTCCAAACGCTGCAGCACTGACCGACAAACCCGGATTAATCGGAGACTCCAACTGCTTGCGCGCGTCCTCCAGCACTCCGAAAGCAGCACGCTTCGCCATCCACGCATTGTCTTGAATGCCTTGGGCGAAGGCTTTACCGATGGACTGACCGGAATACAACACCCAGCCCTTACCGGAGAAGGGGCCTTCCTTAGCGGGGGAGAACGGGAACAGGTTACGCACCTTGGACAGCGCGCCGCTCACCCAGCTGGTCACATTTCCCCACGCGGATTTAATACCGCCTAGGAAGCCGCTCACGATCGACGCGCCACTATTCCACAGCATGGAGCCAACATTGCCCAACCCTTGTAGCACTTTGCCGGGAATGCCAGCCGCCGTAGAAATAATCGACCCGAACATGGAGACAATACCCCTGATCAGAGACGTGATAATCTGCACGCCTGCTGAGAGAATCTGCGGCAGGTTCTGAATGAGTGCCGTGACGATCGAGATAATGATCTGCGGGACCATTGCAATCAACTGCGGCAACGCGTTCGTCAAACCGGTAATCAGGCCGACAATGATTTGTATTGCCGCGTCAATGATCGCTGGCAGGTTCTGAGCCAGAACCATGACGATGGTAGTGATGATCTGCGGGATCATCGCCGCTAATTGCGGTATCGCCTGCACCAACCCGTCAATCAGACTCATCAATATTTGCAGGCCGCTTTCAATGATCATCGGCAGCATGGACACGATCGAACTAATGATCCCCGTGATGACCTGCAAGATAGCCGGGATAATGATCGGAATCGCCTGCACAATCCCCTGAATGAGTGATTGCAGCAGCGTGATCCCTGCCTGCAGCAGCTGCGGCAGCAGCGTCGTGATCGTTGTCATGATCGTCGTGATCACTTGCGGCAGCATGGCGGCAAGCTGAGGCAAAGCCTGCACAATACCGTCAATCAGACCAGTCAGGATCTGCACGCCGGTATTCCACAATTGTGGCAACGCGGTTGTCAGAGCCATGGCGATCTGCGTGATAATCTGCGGCACTGCAGTGGCTAGTTGTGGTAGCGCGGAAAGCAAACCATCCGCCAACCCCTGCAAGATCGACATGCCAGCCGTGACAAAATCCCCCATGTTCGAGGTGAGAGCGTTGACCAGGCCGCCGATCAGGTCACCAGCAGCGCCCACCAGCAGCCCAATATTCGACGCCAAGCCATCCGCGAGCGAGGCCAACAGTTCCACGCCAGCAGCCACCATTCCGGGCAGTTCCGCGCCAATACCGCTCACCAGAGTGGCGATCATCTGCGCCGCCATGCTTAGCAGCTGCGGGGGGGGCCCCCCGCCCCCTGCCACTATTGCCTGACCGCCCGCCAGCACCAGCTCCACACCGGCATTGAAGAACTGCGGGATCGTCGTAGTCATAGCCGTGGTGGCCTGTGCGAGCATGCCGGGAATCTTCCCAGTAATATCCGCAATAACCGTGGTGAGTTCCCCACCCGCCTGCGAGGCGAACGCGCCGATACCAGCAATCAAACCAGCGAAAATAGCGCCGAAAGCGAAAAGCTTCAGGAAGCGGCCGGGGCTGAAAAACGAAGCCATCGACGAAAACAGGCCGCTGGTAGCGCCCTGCAATGCTCCGCCCACTTTCCCCACTCCTGACTGCACGGCAGGAGCCAAAGGAGCCAGAGCAGAGGACACTTGAGGAGCAACCTGCCTGAACGCCCCGCTCACGCGGCCAAGCGGCCCACGCAGCGAAGACACAACACTATCGACCTTCGAGCTCAGCGAGGTTGTCGCGGCCTCGAAACCGATGGAGAGGGTCGCACCGCCACGCATCACCGCGTTCTTGACCGGCACCCACGCGTCAGCCAGCTTGGACGATAATCCTCCAGTGTGCTGTGCGAGCCCGCCGATAGCCTGACTGATCCGACTCTTCGCAGTGCTCACACCACTCGACAGGTTGATGCTGCCGAGCTCTTTATTAATCCCACTGCCAAGCCCGCTCAACGCGGACGTGTCAAAGCCTTTAGGCACGCGTAGGGAAGACAGGGCGCTACCAATGGACGGCAAAGCATTTTTCAGCGTGGACGCGTGCTTTTTGACCGCACTGAAAGAGGCTCCCACACGCTTCGGTAAGCTATCAAAAACACTGAAACTGCCTTTAAGACCATCAACCTGACTGATCAGGCCCGAAATAAACTCCCACTTGGAGCCCACGGCGATAGCACCAGCCAGCAGGCCGAACCCAGCGGCCATTTCACCCAGACGATCCTGCAAGCTCTTGCCAGTGGTGTCCGCGTCTTTCACCGCGCTGATGAAAGTGGCGACCTTATCGTGAGCCTTACCGATTTCCCTACCGAAACCGTTAATAACCTTGACGATGTCCTCGTACCCGATGGCGTCAATGATTTTGGCTTTACCACGAGCAAGCGCTGTTTTGACGTTCTGTAGCGCGGTCGAGATGCCAGCGGTCGCGTCAATCGCCTGCTGCGAGAAAGACGCATACCCCGCCAGCCCGTTCTCATTCAGGTCAAGAAGCGCCTTGTTGAAGTCATCAAAAGTGACCTCACCGGACTTCATGGCCTCATACAAGTCCATCGAATTGTGACCGACACCGAGAATAGACTGCGAGAGCTGATCCATCTGTCCAGGCATCGCCGTGACCATACTTCGCCACGCTTGCATGTCGACCTTGCCGACCGCAAGCATCTGCGAATACTGCTCCAGCGCGTTCGTCTGGATATCCATGCTCTTGCCGCCCGCCAACACAGCGTTATTCAACGCGAGCGACAAGTCCGTGGCCTCCGACAAGCTACGCGTGAGCGGTGCGAACTTCTGGGTCACACCCGCCAAAGCGTCAACACTGGTGGGTAGGCCGATGAGTTTGTCACTCATCTTCTCAATCGCCGCGCGCGCCTCCGCTGCCGAGTACCCCATGTTCTTCATCTGCTTAGGGAACTGCGACAGGATGTCAGCGCGCTTAATGCCAGCATTCAAACCAGCAGCAAGCGTCCCACCCACAGCGGCGAAAGCCACCGCAGCAGTCTTACCCACAGCGCGGAACGCCCCGCCGATCTTACTGTCAATCGTGCTCGCCCACGCGTCAGCATGGGGAGTAACCTTCAGGCCACTCAGCTCTTTATTGAGCGCCTGGCGGAAGGCGCGGAACGACGGCGCCACCTTAATCCAAGCGGTCCCTAGTTCAACGCCACTAGCCATCGTTCGCGGCCTCCTTTACTTTCTGTAATTCCATATCGAAACGGTCCATGCTCACCGACACGGTTTCACGCTTCTTGTCGTACTCGTCGACACCTGGGCGCGGAATCGGGCGAGGCTTGTTCCTGTTCTTCTGCCCGTCTTGTGAGCGCTGCCAGTTCGCAACCGCCAACTGATCTACCCCAGCGGCCAACAACTGATTCCCCAAAAGACCCCACTGCCAATCCGTAGCGAGCCTGCGGTGTGTCCAGGATTCAGGCTGGCGGATCATCACCACAGCCCAGTCGGCAGCCCTCCGCATCGGAAGCGAGCACCAATCGTCCACGTTGAAGAATCGTTTGAAGTCTGCGGAAAGCTCGCAGGGTGCTACTTGGCTGATTCCTGCGAGCGTGAGGAGTTTGGGGCTGCCGCAGTCATCACATCGGTCAAAAGGCTTACGACCGTGTCGATCGGCACGCGGCCCTTAGCGTCACGCAGCTTCTCGATCACTTCGTCGTGCTTGTCGCCCAGGACGCGACGGATCAGGCTCACCGCTTTCAGAGGGTTGCCGTCCTGCACGTCCGCCATGTCTGCCAGCAGCTCGTAATCGTCGAAAACGTCCGTGTCGATGGTGACTTGGATTCCTGCTGCTGTGATTTTCTTTTTCGCCACAATAAGCCCCTTTTGGTTGTTTTGGCGGCCCCTGCTGGTAACTTCCCTGTGCCTCACCGGTTTTTTCCGATGGTTGGGTGGGAACGTGCAGGGGCCAGAAACGCTCCCACCCAAGTCCTACCTACTTAGCGGACGAAATGTACTCGTACGCCGTGTTGCCTTCCGCGTCGGGAGCAGCGTGCATGGTGACCTCGTATCCGATCGGGTCACCGTCCTTGTACACAACGTCGCCCACCTCGGTGATCGTGCCGGACGGCACGACGATTCGCTTCATGCGGCCACCAGTCAGGAGAATCTCGAAGACCCACACGCGCGGTGAGAGTTCCAGATCATTATGCTTAACCGAAATCTCGCCACCCGAAGCGGCAGTGACATTCGCTTCCCCATAGACCTCTTTGAGCACATCAGGATCCATCGCCTGAATGAACGTCCATGCGAAAGTCTCATCGCGCGAGGTGCGAATAGTCAGGACAGTCGCCCCGCCCCACGCTTTCACGCCCTCAGAGTCAGCCTCGACCGCGTTGGTCAGCCCCTCCTCGGACACGTAGCCAAGCTTGACGAACTTCGCGTCCAGCTCGCTTGTCGTGCCGGTGGGTGCCGTCGTGCCGATCGGTGCCGCGTTGAGAGCACCGCTCACCAGCGGCTTGCCAGCAGAAACCAGCTGCGTATTATTTCCCGCCATTTTTCGTATTCCTTTCAGGAGTTCATGAGAATGAGATTGAGAGTGAGTTGGTAGCGTGCCGCGCGCGAAAGCGGGTCCGGAAAGTTGTACAAACTGGAAACCGTGCTCGACGCGACACTTTTTTCGAGAGGGAGAACAGACGTGAATAGTGCGGCTAGCTGGTCGGCAAGGATCATGGCTTTTGCCCCGCCCCCCCCCCCCCCCACGCCTGAACCGCCAACAGTGGGTGATCCATGTGCAGGCCACGCACACCGCCCACCCGCTCCACCGTGATGAACCGGTCAGGACGCTTCTCCGGCACGTCCCCGTAAGCACGCGCCTTGGTCTGGCCGGTAACGGTCTTACGGTTGAGGAAACTGATAACGAACACTTCAGGAGACACGACACTCACCCGCAGCTTTCAACAGCGTGTTATTCAGGTAGTTGTCGCGCCTGGACTTATACGTCGTGGCCCTGACAGCACCGTGGGGCCGGTCTGTCCAGATCACTGACCCCACATAGCCGTCACCAGCCGCACTCGCGATCCTGCTGGTCGTGTCCTCCACAAGCGGCTGAGTGGTGGCAGCGAGGTTATCGAACTTAATGAACAGTTTGACTTTCCCCACGGCTCACCCCTCCACTGTCTGAACACGAACAGGCATATTCCACCTGCCGGGAGTGTTCGCCAGCGTGTACGGCTTCGGGTCACCAACAACAGTGAATTCCTCACCGCGCACCCTGACGCGTTTATTGCGCAAGCTCCCAGTGAAAGACTTCGGAAAATGCAAGACATACGTGACGAGGTCGCCCTCACCACGCAAGTGTCCGTCCGCATCTTCCAGCCGTCCCGGTGCAACCAGAACGTCTTCAACTGCCTGTTCCGCTCCCCACTGGTTGACCGGCATTCCCAGCTCGTCCACGCCAGCAGATTCCCGGGAAAGGACCGTGACTGTTTCACCTGTGATCATGAGAATCACCTGCCAGCAGGTCCACCTCGAACGCCCTGCCGACACCAACACCGAGGCTCTTGCGCTCGGCTTTCGTCAGGTACAGGTCGCCTTGGGGGTTGGAGTAGGAGAACTGCTGCGAGTATGGTCCTGCGGTGGTCATCATGCTGGACACGTCTCCTCCGGGAATGCTGTCGCTGCCCATTGCTCGGCGCACAACCTGGCAGGAAACGCGTTTCAGCGTGGACTCAGGCAGCTCACGCCACCGTCTGGTGGTGGTGCGGATCAGGTCGGCAGCATCGAGGAGCAGGACCTTGGCTCGTGCCTGCTCCTGTTCGGACAGGCCACGCCACCGCGCCTCCAGATCAGCAACCGTTGCAAACGCTTCTTCGCCCTGCTCCTCCATGCTTATCCCTCTTTCTTAGCTCGACGCGCCGCCGTTTTGCGGGCGGGAACCGGTTTCTCCGGCACGAAATCACTGCCCAGAGTTTTTGCCGTCTCCTCGTCCACGTCCACCAGCACGCCGGTCACGCGATCACGCAGCCTCACCGGAACCGGCCTTCTCGGTCACGATTGCGAAACGCTCGGTGAACGCGTACCAGCCGTACACAATCTCCAAGCGCAGAGCGATCTGGTTCCTGCGCTTCAGGTCACCCTGACCATCAGGGTCACCGAAGCGGATCAGCTCGATCGGCAGCTCACGCTGCACACCCCAACGAATGCCGTTCTGGAAATCACCGAGAATCGCGCGAACCTTAGTGTCCTTAGCTTCAGGCACACCGGAAACCGTGTTGCCCTGGGCGACATTCACGCCCATGAAGCTTGTGACGTTGGTTCCGAATCCGAGCTGCGGGTAACGCAACTGAGAGGTCTCACCAGCACCATCCTTGACCTTGAGGCTGGCGAGCTTCCACGCGAACTTGGGGTCCATTGCCACGCCATTCACGCCCCACGAGGGAGCAGCATTGATGAGGAGGCCCGCTGCCGCACGGAAATCATCATCCGCATCAGCCTTATCGCCTTGAACCTTTTTCGTGGTCGCCGTGATGTAGTTGCTCCACGAGGAGACAGCGTTACCGGTCAAGGGGTTGATGCGGTGGAAAATACCGAGGTCGAGCGCCCTGGACAGTGCGACCTGACCAGCGTCAGCCAGCTCGCTGATTACGCCCAGCTGATAGTCCTCATCAGCCCACTGGACCTCCTCGTTGAATCGCAGGGTGACCTGCGCCTTGTGCGGTGCCACGCTCACAGAAGTGAACCCGCCACCAGTCGAATTCTTCTCCGCGCCCTCTTCCACGAACTCGGCCTTCGGGAAATCATTGAACACAATGACGTCCTGCGAGCCGAAACGCATGGGGGAGCGGGTGGACAGTTGTGCGACGAGGCTGGTCGAGCGAGCCTCCTTCACCATGCCGTCAGCGATTTCGCGCGGCATAAGAACCTTAGCGTCGGTTGTAGAAAAAACAGCCATGACTGGCTCCCTCCTGATTTTTTGTCGCGGCCAAACAATTCGCGCACGAGCCGCTGACCATTAGAAACTGAAGATGATGGTTGGTCGCCTTGGCCTCGCACGACTGGCGCGACAGGGCGACTAGAGATGACTTCTTTGAGAGACTGTGCGTGAGCCTTAATGTCGTCGAGCGTGGAACCACGCAAAACGCTTACCGGGACCCCGGTTTCTTTCGCGACGTCATGTTTCCACTGTTCGATCTGGTCACGCTCCTTGAACTCACTGACCTTAGCTTCAGCCTCTTCAAGCTTGGCCTGCAGGCCGCTCAGCTTGCCTGCCTGCTCTTTGAGCTGGTCGTAGTCAGCGAACTTCCTGCGCTCTCTCACCAGGCGGTTTTCAATGATCCGGTCGAGGTCTTCCTGACTGGTGACCGGCTTGAATCCGCCTGTGTTTTCTGCCCCGTTGGCACCAGTGTTGATGCTTGCGGTTGAATCAGACATGGTCTGTTCCTTTCTTCCCGTTTATGGCTCGTCAGCCTTGTTTGATCCAGCCAATGTTCTCCGGGCTGTTTACGGAGCGCCACAAGTGGGCATAACAAAACCCCGCATGGCAAAGACCAATGCGGGGCAAAATGGGCGAAAGGTTCGCTTCTTACCTACTTGCGGAAGTAAATCTCTTGAAGCTCCAGAAACTCTTCTTCCAAGTAGTCACGTGGGCCGCCAAACTTCTTAAATAGTTCATACAGCTCATCTGACAACTTCGTATCATGGTTGCACAGGACATCTGAAGCTGCCTGACATGCTGCTGAGCCATCAACCTCATACAATGCCTGAAGCTCTCTTGAATCAGGGTCATTTTGGCCTCTGACAGAGTCAACCAGAGCAAAAAGCCCTGACGCAAGTTTGGCAAAATCGTCCATAACGCTAATCTACCATTATTCCAACCCTCTGTAGGCGGTAGTTACGCGCGTGATGCCTTTCTTTACAGAAAATGCAACATATATAGTTTCCCCGTTCCAAGTGCCTACATACAGATTTCGTTTTCCCTCGCTTAATTGTCCTTTACGTAAAACGGCTCGGATTGCTTGAGCTATTTCGTTTTCAGTCCAATCCTCCGGAAATTCCGTTTTATCGTTGAGCCATCCATACCCGTACTCGTGTCCGCCCTGATTATTAAGGTCACCGTAGAGGATATGATTCCATTCTTTAGCCCGCAGCAATGGGAGATCTTCGGGCCAATCGTCAGGCGGCTCTGTAGGTACTGCGGGAGGGAGCCTGTGACGAGGGGTTTCAGGAATCGCCATGTCATCAAGTCGCGATCGAGCCCTGCGTCGAAGCTCGACCATCTGAGAAACTTGCATGGTGCCATCTTTCGATGCACCCTTAATTGCTTTAGCCGGACGCTCTTTGCCAGAGCGACGCGTTTCAATGCTGTCTTTAAAAGTATTCTGGAATTTATGCCTCATAACCATAACAACATGGTTTGCGTTATTGGGATCAAGTCCCTCATCCTCAGCAATTATCCGCGCCGCCTTGTACTGCGCATACAGCGTGTCCGGGTCGTAGCCGGTGATGTGAGCGCTTGTGGCTTCAAACGATGGGACGATCTCGCAGTCGCAGTCATTGTGGAAGGTGCCTTCGACGAAGCCGGCTGTCTCTTTCGTGCGGTACACGAAGCCTCTGGATGCGAGCATGGCGCACCACGCGCACGTGCGGGAGCCGCGAGGAACCCTGGCGTAGCGCGGTTTGGCCGGATCGAGCTCAACGTTCCTGGCCACAGTGTCGCGGCCAGAATACTTAACCCAGGCTTGCACGCACCCCTCCAGTACGCGCCGCACCTGCACAGGGTCATCACCCCACAGCCCGCCTGCAGCCCACCGCACGGTCTCCACAATGGCCTCACGCTTCACGCCACTACTGAGCACGGTCTCGTAAGGTGGCAGGCCTGCGACTTTGCCACGCAGGTTCTCGTACCACTCAGCAGCAGCAACAGCCGCAATATCCCCATAGGTTGCTGCCAGCTGGGGCAGGAAGTCGAGCAGCGCGTCACGCACTACAGTGGGCTGTGTCAGGTCGAGCAGTGCGAAAAACTTGCGCAGGTCGCGTTGTGCCAGGCGAACGATCTTGCGTGTCTGCTTCGAGTAGCCGGACAAGTTTTCGCGTGTCGCCACTGCTCGTCACCCCTCGGATGCTTCAGGGTCTGCCTCGTCTGGCAGCTTGGCGAGACGGTCGAGCACGCCTCCGGCCGCGCTGCGTGTCAGCTCGGTTTTCATCTGCTTGATCTCTGTATTCGTGAACCCTGCCCTGCGCATTCCAACGGTCGTGCCAGCAGCGTCGGGAATAGCCTGCGCAATCTTCACAATGAAATCGGATGCGGCCTGCGGGGACACGTACCGTGCGGGAGTCCAGTTCACGTCAAGCTTCCACGAATCCGCAGGCGGAACGTCCAGGTTGTCACGCACCATCACGATGTCCTCAGCGACTCTGCGCAACGCGGGGCGGAAAATGCCCCACTGATACTCAGCCTCATCACTCAGGGAGTATTCGGCGGCTTGCATGGCTTCAGCCGACGCTGGGTTGTCCCCGAAAATACCCACGCTACTCATCGGCAGGTTCACAGCCGCGCACATGTTCTGCGCCAACTGCCGGTACATTGACAGGTGCGGGTCCATGCTCATCTGCGGGAACTGCCCCACAGTCGGAGCCGAGCCTTCCTCGTTCAGTGTGAGGTTCAGAATGCGGCCCATTGTGGCTGTCCACCGGTCCACGCCCTCGAACGCGTCAGGATCAGTACCCACCGCCCACCGCTGCGGGCTGGAGAAGAACTCCGCCGACGTTTCCGTGCGAACCAGCGTACGGATCGCAGCGTCGGTCAGGTAGCGTACTTCACGAGTGATACGCGACCGGCCAAACCTGCGGCCAAGCTGCGGGTCATACACCAAAGGCTCCACCAGTACGCGCCCCGTCCTGTTCGCCATCCGCGCCATGCGCCACACGCCACTCTCACGCGACGCCTGCACAATCGAATCAGGAAAATACAGGACAAACCCAGTCGGAACCGAAGTGAAAACATACTTCACGTCTGTTGGCTCGCTGCGCGTGCTGGTCACTGCGAGCGCCGCGCGCAGCACGCGCGTCCTGGTGTCGAAAATGCCGGTTGTCCATCTGGCTGAGCGTGCCTGCACCATTACTTCGGGCTCGCCGGCCTGCGTGTCGCCGGGCAGGATGGTGAGGAAGGAGCAGGCTTGTTTGTAGGCTGCGCTGATTCCCATTGCGAGTTCGGATGTGAACGCTGAGCGTTCTAGTGTTTCGCCTAGGTCGAATGGGTCGAGGGAGCCGTCGAGTGTGAAGCCTTCGAATTTGTGTTTGCGTGCGAGCATGCTGACGGCTTTTTGTGGCCAGCCCAGGGCGACGCGCCCCTGCCGCATCTGCGGAGGAATACTGATCCCCAAATCCTGAAAAGCCCTGTGTCCGTCGTAGTACGCGTCGAGGAGATCATTCTTGAATGCCTTGGACTGGATCTGGTTCCACATGGCGGTGAGCATGGCCTGCTCGCTGCCTGTCAGTTCCTCAAACACCGGTGCGCTCATAGGATGATCACTCCTTTCCCGCCTGTCACTGCTTTCGGTCTGCGTCTGGTGGTTCTGGCTGCCCAGTGCGCCAGTGTGACCGCGTCCATCCCGGCTGCCGTCGCTCCTTCGGGCGCTGCCCACCCGAAGCCGCCCGCGTTGCCGATCTTCCTGCGCACGATCACACCCACCTCGCTCGCCAGCTCATCATCTTTCAAGTGCGAAACCGTGCCGTCTTTGATTGCCGCGTCCATCATCGAATGCGCACTGATCACGTCGTTCACTGTGGGCGTCCAGATCACGCGGGACGGGACACCGTTAGCTCTGAGCCGGTCGATGAGGTCTGCCGCGCCGCTCTTCCCATCGACAACGATCTGCGCCCACCTGTCCTGGTACTCCAACAGGTAGTCCACGATCCACTGCACGCCGTCGCCCATGGTGCGCACACCCTGACGGGTAGCAAGCTCGACGTGAACCTGCTGCGACCTGCCGCGCTCCCTGCCAGCCCTGGACACACCCACCGTTGCGCCGTCAATACTGAACCTGACGGCCGCGCACCACTTCAACCCGGCTGGGACAGCGGCCGCAGGGATTTCCAGTTCACCCCACCGGCCTGCGTTGATCGCAGTCTGGACGTTTTTACCGTCCCACAGTCCGAGGGCTTCGCGCCGGAAATTATCCACCGACCCGAGCAGCTTCTTCATACGCAACACAGCTGTTTTGCTCGTGCGGTGCGGAAAAGACGGGTTGGCTTTCGCTATCTGACCCCAGTCCAGCTTGCTGCCCTGCCACAACGCTGGGTCAGTCCCATCGTCCGCGCCGAACTCCACATACAGCGTGTCCTTGTCACCGCCTAGCGCGTCGGCGCGCCTGGCCTCGAACACTTCACCCGGATCCTTCGGCCTGGGCGGGGTTCCCATCAGCAGTACGAGCCCGTTTGGTGCCGCGTTCGTCGCAGGAACCATGTCGCTCATGGCGTTCTCGGTCAGGATTTGCGCCTCGTCAAGCACCAGCATGTCGACCTTCGCGAAGCCTCGACCGAACCCGGATTCGCGCGCGCCAAACAGGATTCGTGATCCGTTCTTGAACAGGACGGCCTGCTCGCCGTTCGCCGCACGCACCGCACTCACATATGCGGCCACTTTAGGTTTGCGGCTCATTGACCGCATCGACTGGAACGTCTCATTCGCCGTCCTCGTCCTGTGCGCCGTCCAAATCACCGTCAAACCAGCCTGCAACATGCACAAGGCGAACGCTATCCACCCAACCGTGTAGGTTTTGCCCGTCTGGCGTGGGATGCTCATGACGACGCCGCCCACGCCAGCCGCATACAAGCCGCCACGACGCTTCGCCAAAATCAAACTGCCCAAACCGTCCTGCCACGTATCAAACGTGACACCCAGCCTGTCGCACTGCGCCCTGACAGCAGAAAACCCAGTGGACTTAATCCCACTGGGTACGTGCAGTTCTTTAGCCGCTTCAGATAGTAGAGGGGTCGAACTCCTCGTCACGTGTGTCAATCCGACCCCCAGCCTCCGCAGTGTCTTGAGTGTCGATCGCCTTAATCTCCCGAGCAATATCCATCAGCCGCTTCGTCAATGCAGCCAAGTCCCTTGCTGGCGTATCGGGATTTTCAACCGCCCTAGCAACACGGTCACGCATCGCGACCAGCAGTTCACGCGTGGAACCATCCGACGCGGCCTGAGTCACAGTCATTTTCCGCTTGGATCGGTGTTTGCGCTTGGGCGGCTCAATGTCCATGCCGCCTACTACTTTCATGCCCGACACCAACACCACCCGCCTTAGAGATTTATGTGAATCGTCTGCCTGTCACGCGAATAAACCGCTGCCGCGAATAAAACTCAACACTGACACCATCAACCACACGCCGACTGCCAGCCTGCTCACCAGCCTCCACGAACACGTGAACACCAGTTCCCGACACGGAACGCTCAACAAACACAACCGGTAAACTCACCGACTCGATAAAGCTGCGTGCCTGCTCGTCCGTCACATGATCTAAATCAAAACACGCCAACCCGCCGCCCAGCATGATGCCGAACCCGTCACCCGCGCCACACTGAACATCCGCATACGTGCTCCACGTGTCCGGACGGGTTGACGAAGCCGGACACCCACCAGGCGTGATCGGACGCTTCCCGTCGCACCGCACCCACGACGTGCGTGACGTCATAAGCGCAGGAAAAGTGGCGCGTGCCGCGGCTTTGCGGCACCTGTCCCAACAGAACCGCTTCGGCCTGCCAGTCGCCTTCACTTTGAGCGGTTTCCCGCACCACTCACACCTGCGTTCCATGCCACTATTCTACCACGAAACACCCGTTCACCTGCAGTTTGTCCGGAAACTCAAAAAGCCGGACACCACAAACACGACGACCATGCGGAAACCGAGAAAACAACCCAACCAGCCTGAAAGGCGCTCACACAGCCCGCCAGACACGCTCACGGGGATATTCCGCGGGAAGGTGGAAAAACGTCGGGGAGATATTTCGCTATACGCCTTGGGGAGCGCCGCGCCCACCCCCGGGGGGCATCCCCCGGTCTCAACCACAAACAACCCCTACGTTAACACTCACCACCGCGCCGCGAGCGGCCTTTCACCACTGCGAACTGCGAACAGAACTTTCAATGCGAATTCTCTTCGCTCGAATCCTGCGCGCCCGGCTCGACTTCGCAACCCGTCCAGCGCCTTTCGATTGATTACAACGACGACAAAGCACTTGAACGTTCTCGATCGTGTCTTTGCCGCCGAGCGCGTGTGGAATGATGTGGTCAGCTTCCGCGCTCACTGGTGTGCGACCGTGCGTGTAGTCGAGGATCGTGTGGCAGCGTGGGCAGTGTGTGATTCCTGCGGCTTGGGCTTGGCGTTTGGCTTGCGCTGCGACGCGCTTCCACTTACTGGTCCCGGTGCGTGATGTAACCATTCTGTGTTTTACAGCCCCGCTGCTGTTTTTGGGCGCACTGCGTCCCGATTTCATCTTTCATTTTAGCAAACAATCATGATCATGGGTAGTGTTCATGCGCGTGTTGACCACAGCGAGGGGGTAGGTTTTCGGACGCCCCGCCCTAGGTTCAATGACCCCCCGGTGCGCCCACAGGTCGATCTGGTTGTCTGTGAGGGTGGGCCAGATAGTCTTGAGATCCTGCCGCGTCACATACACGTCCAGGTTGGTGACGTGCTGGAGCCGCGTCTTGGCGGCTTCGCCTTGGGTGAGATAGAGCCTGTCACAAAGGTTGCACCATGACTGGTCGGTGAGGCCGCGTCTGGTGGGGTACCGGTAGATCCTGCCCCCACACTCACACGTGCCGACCAGCGTGGGAGCATGCCCTGTCAGGCGAGCGATGTGGTGGTGGATGCGGTGGATCTCGTCCAGGACAGCATCCACATCCGGATAATATTCTGCTGCCCAGGGCATGTCACGCTGCAAATCAGCAATCGGACTGCCTGTCGAGTGCGTGCCGCGTTCACCGGCAATCACACGAGCATACGAGGCGAGGATTTCCAAAGCACCCACATGCGTGCGGATCCCCGGCCACCCATCATCAGTCTGATCAATCCGGTGGTCGAGCCCGAAGGGCAGGCCGTCATGCCTGGCGCACCTTGCTGGCGTGACGCGGGCTGACCTGACTCCGTACACGATGGTGGACCGCGCGGTGAGCAGCGGGAGCCATTGGGCTATGTCGGATAGCTCGCCTATGGCTTTGCTTGCTTTGCGCCTGGTTGCTGTTGTCGCGTCCACCGTCGCGTTCCTTTCGTGTTGGTTTTAATTCTTGCAGGTTGATAACCGTTTTTCACCTTTCTGTGGTTGAGGTGTGTTGGTGGGGTGGTTGTGGTGTTGTAATGCCTCCTTCATTAGGTGTCTAGTGTGCTTGACTTGAATAAGTCTATGGGGGTAGAATATAGTTATGAAGCGGAGAGACCTCATCAAACAACTCGACAAAATCGCCAAAGCCAAAGGAGAAACACTCACCCTCACAGAAGGCGGCAACCACACCCGAGCCACAATCGGAAACTGGAGCGAACCAATCCCACGCCACAGAGAAATCAACGAGCTACTAGCAAAAGCAATCATCAGGAGAGCACAGAAATGACACACATCAACGCAACCGCCACCCGCTGCGACGGATGGTGGTCCGCCGACTTCACCATCAACAACCGCGAGTACGGAACCCAAGCGCGCCGCCTCGACCAGCTCGAAGCCATGATCAAAGACGCCGCCGCACTCATGACCGGCCAGCCCGAAGACACCTTCACCGTCACCATCAAACCCTGCGGGCTCCCGCTCGAAGCAATCAACCGCTACAAGAACGCCACTAAAGCCGCACAAGCCGCAGAACAAGAACTGTCCGCATCCTCGCGCACCGCAGTCCAACTCCTGACACAGGCAGGCCTGTCCATGCGTGACATTGGATCGATCATGGGAGTATCCGTGCAACGCGTCTCCCAACTCGCAAAAGCCTAACAACCAGCCTCATGACCCCCCACTGAGCAAGAAAGCCTGGCGGCGCAGGACAAGTACCGCGTTCTGCGCCGCCATAGTGATTCCTAGAATGGCGGGTCGTCCGGGAACTGTGGCTGTGACTGTTGTGCCCAGGAGTCACTTGCTGGCGTGTTGTGTGTGGCTCGCGCTCGCGGTTGCTGTGCTGGTTGTGGTGTGCCGCCAGCTGGCGCTTTCGTGACTTCGGCTTTTGCGTAGCGTAGTGAGGGGCCAACCTCGTCAACCTGCAGGGACAGCTCAGAGCGTTGTTGGCCGTCGCGTGTTTCGTATGAGCGTAGTGAGATGCGGCCTGTGGCGATTACTCTCATGCCTTTGCGTAGGGTTTCTGCCGCGTTTTCTGCCGCGTCTCTCCACACGCTGCACCTGTAGAATTGTGGGTCACCGTCGCGCCACTCGTTCGTGTTTCGGTCGAAGCTGCGTGGTGTGACTGCTATTGAGAAGTCTGCGACTGCTGCGCCGGATGACGTGAATCGTAGTTCGGGGTCTTTGGTGAGGTTCCCGGTGATGGTGATTACTGGTTCGCCGCTCATTGGTTGTTCTCCTTTGTTTCGGTGATTTTCGTGGGGTGGATGAAGTTGCGTTCGACCCGGTTCGTGTATTCGTCGAGTGTTTCGCGTAGGTTTTTGACGACTGCTTCGACAGTCGCCATTTTCTGTAGCACGAGGTCGATCTGGTAGTTCACTTTTCGGCCTCCTCTGCCTGCCGACGCCCGATGAGGTTGATTATTTTTCCTGTTTCGTTTTCTGCTGCCCAGATGTAGGCAATCGCGTTCCTATATATCGTTTGCAGCTCCGCGTCGTCGCGCGGGATGTTGAGTGCGAGTATTTTCCGCGCTTCGACTAGATGCTTGTACGAGTTGCTGCTGGCATCTAAGTGTTTCTTCTCGTTGTCTCCGATCATTCGGTTTTCTCCTGTTCGTAGTTTTCGGTTTTTCCTGCGTGGATGACGGTCCACGGTGGGACGCCGGGGTATTTATATTTGTCGATTTGTTCGGGGTTGGTGAAGTCTTCGTCGCGGTGTAGTCCGGCGAACCTGTGGGTGCAGGTGTCCCACCCGTAGCGGTGTTTTTGCCATACGTAGTCTTGGGGGTTGATGATGACTGTGCCGATTGGCGCTGTCTGGAAGTCCTGGGTGGTTTTGAGCGTGTTGCCTACGCGGGTTTGCTTGCGTGCGGGCGGCTGCGTGTAGAGGCGGACGCCGCTGTCGATGAGTTCGCCTAGCGTGACTGGTTGGCACGTGGTGGTGTTCTCAAAGAAGATTCGTTCGCTTCCTGCTGTGGTGTATGCGCGGTATTTGGTTCCGTGCTGGTCCCACACCCAGTAGTTGCCGCACCTGTCTTGTGGAATGTCGAGGCTGTCCCATGTGGAGAGCGGGACGCGCGTGGCCTCACTGAAAACGAGCTCAGTCATTTGGCTGTCCTTTCTTGTTTATTTCAGTGGTGCGATGCTGAGGATGCAGTAGCCGGGCTGCAGTCCTTGGGGGAATTGGTGTGAGTTCAGTACGTGCGTGATCTCGTAGATTGTGGGCTTGCTGGTGTGTTTCTCGATCGCTTGGCCGTTGCGGTCGGTTGGTCGGAAGATGATGGTGTCGCCGGTCTGGTAGTCGCGGTCGTTGAATCGGAGCTCGCTGGTTTTCTGTCCCGAGTAGATCCGCTCGAACCACTTTTCTTCGATTTTGAGTATGTGTCGCATGATGTGTGTAGTCCTTTCTGAGCGCCTTTTACGGTTTGCGTGTGTTGCTGTGGTGGCTTGTTTGACCGTCAGTTGGCTTGCTTGCCTTGTTACTGGTGATGTTTCGTTTAGTTGTCTCGATGAGGTTGCGTATTTTGTCCGGGTTGCTCACGAGTTGTTCGGGTTGCGGTGCGTTCATTCCGATTGCTTCGTATGCTGCTCGTTCTGCTTCGCCTCTTGGCGTCCCGGCACTGACAAGCCTCATTGCGTGTTGTTTCCACTGGGCTTCCAGTTCTGGCTTGTCGCCTAGCCCCTCGGGTATGAGGTGGCCGTGGGCTTGTTGTTCCGCGTCCAGTCTGTCGCGCCGGTTGGCTTTGAGAGATTTGACGAACAGTGCGAGCGCGTCACGTTTTGAGTATTCGCCTTGGGCTTTGTCTCTGACGGCACGCCGGGCTGCTGGTAACAGTTCCGCCTGCTGCACGTCTGGCACGCCTACCGCAGGATCGTTGATGTAGTCAGCCCACACGTTGTGCATGTTGTCCACGACGTGTACCGCGTCGGCTGCGAGTAGGTAGTTGATTGCGTCTGCCGCGTCGGCTGGCGTGATCATTGCGTGCCTCCTGCGATGAGGCGCATAGCGTTTCCACCGACAATGCCCGGCTGTACGCTGCTAGCCGTGCGCATGTCACTCATGATCTGGTTCTGGTTCCGATACCCGCCTGACGGGTGACTGCTCCTGTCGGGTAGTGGCTCATCGTCCCACCGGCCTTGGTTGAGCCATGTGGCCGGGTGAGGGATGAATTGTTTTTCCGGCAAGTTGGGGTCTGCTGCTAGTCTGCGTGCCGCGTCGATGATCGTTTGCGGGCTGACTGTCTTTGCGGCTCTTTTGAATGCGCGCTCTGCGTCTTTGCGTCCGACGTGCCTGGGGTAGGCGTTGTAGAAGTCGGTGAAGTCCTGGGCGGTCGCACATGTTTCCCCCTTGAGGGGGGTTAGGGGGGTATATATATCTTCTTCTTTTTCTTCTTCTTTTTCTTCTTCTGCTTTTGGCTGGGTTAGGTCTAGGTTAGGTTTAGGTTTTTTCTGGGTTTTTGGCCTGCCTCCTTTACGCCCGTTCACGCGGGACGCTTCCCGCCGTGCTTCATTGTCTGCGCGCGTTTCTTGCATGTCCGTGTACCCGTGGATCAGGTACATGTCACCGTCCACGGTGAGCGACGGGGCTGCTGGGTCGTTCGACGTCAATTCTTCGAGGGCTTCTTCAGCCCACATTCGGCGTGCGAGATTTACCGGCACCATGCCGTCCAGCTCATACTGAGCCGAGTAACAGATCATTTCCATCAGCGCCCTGAACGCCTTATCGCTGAGTGGCGCAATCTTCGGGTGGTTCGGCATGGATTGTGCGATGCGCACCCACGGGGTGTCTGTTTTCTGCGCCATTGTTATTTCCTCCTTTCACCTGTTTGTGGTTGATCTGCTTCTTTCAACCTTGTGGGGGTGTCGTCGCATGGTCGTTCGCCGGTCAGGATGGCAGCGAAATCGCGGAGTGTCATGACGATTAACTGGTCGCCCGGGTTGGCGTTCCCGCGCCGCTTGTACGCCACGACACCCGCCAGGGCGTCATCGTTGCCGCGCTCTGTTTCTGCCTCGTTGAGCCACGTGCCGACTGATGGGGTAGCGCGGTCTTTGCATTCGACCACAACGCGTTCACCTGCCCATACGCGCAGCCCGGCAATGTCGCCTCGGTCTTTCGCGCCGTTGGTTTTGCGCCGCTCGATGCGGTCGTCCACGTGCTGGTTGAGGTAGGTGGCGACAAGCTGCTCGAAGCGTGCTCCAGCTCTCTTGGCTGAATCGCGGTTCCTACTCATTGCGTTCCCGGCTTTCGATCATGCGCGGGCTGGGATCGGCGTCTGATTCTTGTATGTTCACCTGGAAGTCGCGGGCAAGCTCGCTACCCAAACGCTCATCTTTATCGAGTGCCGTGACAAGAATTGAGCTTTTAGGCAGTAGCTTGAAGAGCTGGCGAATACAGGTTTTCTTTTCCATCCAATGTTGAGGGTCAGGAATTCCGCCTGAGGTGCCGTCAAGGCCGCGCCGCAGGTCACGTACCTGTTGGCTTGTCAGCACGCAAAAGTGGGTTGCCCCTGTAGCCAGTGTGGCGACAGCATAGAAACATATTGGCTCACCGGTCGGGTTAGATGATGGCTTGTGCGTGATGTGTGGGTTCGTGCCGTACTCGTATTCGAAGTAGTCGTCCTCGTAGACTGCTTGCGCGTCAATACTGCGTGCCAGCGGGTGCTGGTAGAAGAGCTTCGCCATTCCCTGGTAGCCGATGATGAGGGCGACTTCCCCCTTGTAAGGGACAAGCCAGCATTCGTTCGAGACGCCCGGTTCCAGCCCTAGAGTGGCCGCTGTGAGCATTGCGCCAGCGAAACTGGTCTGATTGCACAGTGCGAGTGCCGGTATCTTGCGCACTTCAGTTGCGATCACTCGCGCCATGCGACCCGCGTCAAGGTGCTTTGGTAGGGCGCGCTTGATTTCGTCTTGCATCTTGTTAATGAAATGCACGACCTCGGTTTGTTTCTCCTCGCGCTTTTCGACTGCTTGTTCTGCTTGTTGCTGCAAACTCATGATGGTGTCCTTAGAAAATCGTGTGTGAAAGGTTGCGTACCGGATACAGGCTTGGTGCTGCGCCTTCGCGCGCTGACCGGCGCGATGCGACCTTGAGGTGTTTGCCGTCAACGGTCGACACCCACGCGGTTTGCCCCATGCCCAATAGGTCAGCAACTTCATTGCGGTACTGGGCATCGGCTTTCTTCGCGGCTTCTAGCTCGCCGCGCGCTTGCGCCCACTTGTTGGCAAGGTCAGCGCTGATAGTGACGTCTTCGCTTGGTCTAATGTCCGGGTGCAGCGTGCGGATCGCCTCATACGTGGACTGGGACGAGTCCACAAGAGGTGGTGTGCCTGCTTCGATAGAAGCCATGAACTTCTCAGCTTCCCCGACTAGCCAGTCTTCGTCCTGGCGGCTGCGCGCAACACTGTATTCGCGGTACTCGCGTGCCGACACGATGACCGCTAGCTGAGCCATATCAATGTCGAGACAGCTCATGTACCACAGCACCTGCGTGTAGTAGTACGGCGGGATATCGTCCTGGGAGCCTCCTGACTTGCCCCATTCGAAAGCGTTCGCAATGTCAGCTGTTTTCGCTTCGAGGATCCCTATTGGCGCGCGGCCATGCTGAGAGGCGACGATCAGGCGGTCGGGTTCAGCGAACTGGAATGGGCGTTCTCGGTTCACCCACATTCCTGTCCGCCTGCAATACCTGCCTGGGCTGGTCTGCTTCCACGCGTCGACAACTACCTGTTCCATGTGTGAGCCCAGCCAGAGCTTGAATGTCTCGCCTTGTGGTGGTTGGAGGTTTCCGGCTTTTTCCTGCCATAGCGTCCACCGTGATTTCCACGGTGACAAGCCGACGGCGCTCGCAACCTCGCTTCCTCCAAGGCCGCAGCGTCGTGCCGCGTGCCACTGGCTGCTGCCAACAGTGAAAGTTCCGAGGAGTCGAGCAGCGTTCACCATTCCCGCTCCTCCTCAATCGAAAGGTCTTCGTTGAGGATGCGGATTGCCCTGGCGAAAATGGTTGCAAGGCTAGCGTCTTCGGGCAGTGGCGTGTCGGATTGTTGGATTGCTGCGCGCGCGGCGAGACCTGCCAACCTGATTCCCGTGCTCACCGTAGGCACGAAAATAACGCTGTCAGTGTCAAATAAACCCATGCGGCTACTTATTTGGATATCCCCGTTAAATAGGTCGATCGTGCAGTCGTCGAGATCAACAGATTCGTAGGTGCTCACTGGTCGTTCTCCTTTGACTGTGCGTTTTTCCATGCTTTCTGCACGATGTCGCACACTTCCGTTTGGACGTCGCATAGGCGTTCGAATTGGATGCGCGCGGCTGGTCGTGTCTGGTCGTATTCGTCTTTGAGGATCCTGCGCCATTGCAGTAAGCCGAAAGGAATAGTGATGGTGAGTTTGACGTCCATTACTCGTCCTCCTTGTCTCTTGTGGTGAATGTTCCGACTGCGAGCAGCAGGGCGAGGAATGCCCACATGTAGGCTGCTGCTGCCTGAACCTGCGTGTTGTCCATGTGTGTGAGTGCTGCGAGGACTGCGAGCGCTAGGAATAGGTGGAGTACTGCTACTATGCGGATAGTCCACAAACGCGGGTGGGTGCTGATATGCTTAGTCATAGGTGGTATGCCTTTCTTGGTGTATCTGGGTCCTCTCGCATGTGCCGTGCGAGGGGACTTTTCTTTTACGCGTATGGTCTGATCCATTGGTTGAGTTCCTTGCCTCTGATGCGGACGCGCTTCCCGGCTCTCACTGCTGGGAGGCGTTTATCGTCGATCGCGCTTTGGACTGTCCAGCGGCCTACGCTCAGCCGCTTGCATACGGCAGTGATGCTGTAGTACTGGCCGGGTGTGAACGCTTCACGCGGATCGGCTGGTAGCTGGTCAGTCATGACGCGACACCCCCTGTGCGTAGTACTGGTCCCACACTTGTTCCATGAGTGGGCGGTCTTTACGCGTGTACCCGTTGCACATGCGGGTCTGCCCGTTCGACAAATGCAGCGCTTCACCGCCTTCGGGTAGCGTTACCGTGTGAGCACCGTTATCGCAGTGGTCAGCGTGGCGATCGCGCTGGGAAGCCTCATCGTCGCCATCCTCGCCCGCACTGACACGAAACGCGGCCAAAGACTGGCTCAGGAAGCTAACCGCATCGCCCAGGAAGCAGGCCTCGCAGTGTCCGAGGCTAACCGCCTGGCAGCACAGGCAAACCAGATAAGTAGCGAGGCGAACCACGTCGCGAGGAGAGCACTCAAGGCGAGCCAAGACAGAGCTGACTTCGTATGGCGGCTTGAAAGTGAAAACAGAGGTGAGCTCATCACCGTGATGAACGAGAGTTCCTTCGACGCATACAGTGTGTCCATTACTGTCATGTGTGAAGACGCTCCCGTACGAGTGCTCGATGGGGTAGACGTACCCGCATTTGGTGAGCATTCGTTCACGCCCGATTTGCTCCATGAGCATCTGCTTGAACTGTTCGCACAGCCCGTGCCGAGCCGCGTGAGTATTGATGGCGTTCGACGCGTGAGTGTTCCGAGCAGTATTACGTGCCGCGTGTTCATTCACGCGTCGTCTAGCAGTGGGGTGGAGCGTCAGAGCGTGCTGGATCATCGCTTCAGCTAGCTGGACAGTCGGATCGGTGTTTGGCGTGCTCACAGTGAAACCTCCTTGTCGGTAAGGCCGCTGTCCGCTTGGCGTGCGGCGCGTAAAATAGGGTCATGAGCCAGAACCGGAAACGCTTCGTCCCACTGTCCATTCGTGAAGGCAAGCGCGAGCCCTTCAAACCAACCACCGGAATGCCCGGATACTTGTGGCTCAGCGTGAAACCGTGGATCCAGAATTACTTGTTGACCAGCGCCGGGTACCTTCAGGCGGAACATGTGACAAACGTTGTCCGCGCGCTTCGCCTGGACACGCCCTCCGATGAAGTCAATTGGGATCTTTACGAGGTGCTGTTCGTGGAACTGAAGTCGTCCAGTGAAAAAGTCCTGGACGTGATTGACGCGCTCCTTTTCCTCGGATACGGGGTCGACGAAATGGATAGGTTCCTGTGGGACGTGGACCACGAATACACGGTCCACACCGACAAGCAGCGCCTGGTCAAAAAGATCGACGACACCGTGTGGGCGTCCTACGAAATGGCTGTCAGTCCGGGCGATCATGCCGCCCACCTCCTCGAATCAGCGTGGGCGAAACAGTTCTCACGCGACAGGGACCCTGCCGGGGCGTGGGACGACGCGACAGCAGCCGTCGAAGCGCTCCTCCGCCCGATCGTGAGCCCACGAGACGAAGCGGCAACAATCGGGAAAATGATCCAGGCAATACAAGACGCGCCACACGCGTGGTACTGCCGTATCCCAGATCGCGACTGGCACGGAGTGCCCGTCGGTGGGGTAGCGTTTTTTGTGAACGCGTTATGCAACCTCATGTACAGGCCAGACCGGCACGGCACGGCACACAGTAGTGAGGTGACGGTTGAACAGTCAGGCATGGTTGTCCTCCAAGCTGTCACCGTTGTCGGTTGGCTTCGTCAGGATGGTTTCGGGCGCGTCCAATAGGAGGTTCAAGAACGGCTGCATAGCCGTCAGGGCTTCTTCAAGTTCCGCCCACCTGATGTCAACCCCTTCAGGCGGGGTAGCAGCCTTCATCGCCTCATGCATGCGGGTGCGCACGCTGAGCGGGATCCACACTTCACGCATCACAATGAGACCTCCTCAGTGATGAGGTCACCTACTGTGCGCGCCCCCGTAGACCGCATGAGGGCTGTCAGTGCCGACACTGCCTCGTCATACTGCTTGGCTGCTTCGGTGGATGCTGCGGCTTCCCTGTAACGCACCACAAGCGAATCGAAAAAGTCCTCAATCCTCCAATACTTCAATGTCATGTCCTGCCCGTCACCCAGGGGGAACGCGCACTCCATGATCGGCTGCACGCTGAGCGCCGCTTCCTCAGGGTCACTGAGATGCCCCAGAATGTCTTCCAGGCTTTTGCGCATGCTGTTTGACCTGGTGCGCCGCGTGGAGTCGAGCGCTGTTTTAATGAGTGTGCGCGCTTCGGTTTCGAGGTCTCGGTCGCGCTGTTGGAGCAGGTTCACCATGTCTGGCACGAGTTTTTCTCGCACGTCCTCATATTTGAGTGCGCCGCCCGCCTGGTTCATGTACTTGTCGTACAGGTTGACGACACTGTCTTTGAGTTGGGGGTTCATCGTGGGAGCCTTTCGTTCAGGTAGGTGAGGAAGTCGATGGCCTGTTGCGTGTTGCTGATGGTCAGGCGCAAGGGTTCGGGCACTGTGTCGGCTTCGTGTGGGTATGCGTCGTTGAGGAAGATTTCGGCTTGCTCAGCGCCGCCTTGTAGCATGGCGACGGCTTCTGTGATGTGCCGGTTGGTGTCTCGCCAGCCGCGCGCGAGTTTTTCTTGGTGTTCGCGTTGTTTGCGCGTGTCCTCACGGTGTGCGCTCCACGCGGCGCGCGGGGTCATGGTGCCGTCCTCGATGAGGGCGACGTATTTTGAGCCTGCTTGCGTCAGGTTGGTGACGATGCGCGCGTTGTGTTCGGCTTCGGCTGCTTCTTCTTCACGCTGGCGGCGGGCTTGTTCGCGCGCCATGATCTTGTCGCGCTCTTCGGACTGTTTGATCTCGTTGGCTTCTTTGTAGGCTGCGTCGAGGGCGAGTGTGCCGTCCAGGACGCGGCCAGCCAGCGCAGGCGAGTAATCAAGAACAGTTCCGGCATATTTCATGGCCTTTAGCCAGCCCGATAAAAGACTTTCGTCTTTTATCTCTATGCTGCCTCGTTTCCATCTGCCGTTTGCTCTCCTGCCGTCTGCTTCCAGCACGAGGGCGGTCGCCATAGCACGCTGCCCGGTAGTCATGTTGCGGCGCGTGATATTCGCGTCCAACACGTACTCAGCAAGATCACTACCCTCATACACCACGGTCTCAGGCTCAACACCAGCCATGCGGCACGCGCGGAACCGGTTACGACCGTCCAGAATCAAACCGTCCACCGTGACCACGATCGGCTGACGCAACCCACTGTCACGAATCGACTGCGCCAACTCCTCCAACTCGGCTTGCGGCAACATAGGAAACTGATCCGCATACGGGTGAATCCCAGTAATAGCGGTCATCGCCACACACCCCGCTTCTTGATATCCTTGAGAACAAGGAGAACTTCCTGGTTCATTTGTTTTCCTTTCTGGGCGGCCTTCCTAGGACTAGTAGGAAGGCCGCTACTTATTTGGCCTGATGGTCATCACGATCAATGGCGTGGGCTAGTACCTCAGCGTCCTGACAGAAGAGCGTCACAGTGAGATACCAGACGCCCATACCAGCGTGTTCAAGGACTACTGGCCGGTCAGCAACCGGATACTCGTTACCAGCCGCGTCGTAGAACACAGTTGGGCTATTCCCGCTAATACGGGTAGCCTCAGTAGTCTTCTCATTCATCTCTTTCCTTGCTCCATTCGAGAATTGGCGATATCAATGTCTGGAATCTGCGAGGGCAGCGGATTGGCTGGTGTAATTGAGATTCGAGAATCTGGTTTCTGCATCTTGCGTGAGTGCACCTGCTGTTGTGCCGACGATTCGGGCCACTGCGCTGAGCTCGCCTGTCGAAAACGCAACTTCTCCTCGGCACTTCCGCCCAAAGACGTTTGGATGCATGTTCATTTGGTTTGCGACTTCTTTCTGCTCTAGACGGAGCCTGGCAAGTTCTGCTCTTACTACGCCGGCAAGTACTTCATCGAAGGTGGCAAACCGAACTCGGTTTGTGTTCATGGTGATGACTATATAACCGAATTCGGTTTGTTGCAACCTGTATCGGTTTACGTGTCACACTATGTATATGGCTAGAGCAAAACGCTTACGTCCGATCGATGACGAGATCAGGCTGATCTTGCTGAGCAAGTCCCAGGAATCTGATCTAAACCAGTCTGGGATAGGCGCACTATCGTCGCTCTCTCAAAATCGCGTCGGGATCATTTTTCGCGGAGAAACACCACCTGCAACGGTCGGTGAAGTAAGTGCCATCGCGACCGCCCTTGGCACCACTGCGAGCGCCGTTGTCCGTCAGGCTGAGGACGCGCTCGAAGAGACGGAGAGCACTAGCCGCGACGTTGTCGAAGTTGACCCCTTGTCCGACCTGCTTCCTCAGGAAATCTATGGCCTCACACCGCCTGACCCTGACGATTACGGCGTGTACGCGCAGCGAGGCGACGTAGAAGCCGAACAAGAAGGCTCCCAAGAACTCCCATAACCACACCCACAAGCAGTCACACATCAGTGCGGAAAGAAGCTAACTATGGCACAACGACAAGCGATCATGGTACGAATTAGGATTCACAAACGCGGAGAACCGGCAGAAAACCGTACCCACTTGCGCCTAGCGGAACACCTCCCAGACTCGCCACTGGAATATGTCGCACGCTTATGGGAAGAAGCAGATGAGGAAACGCTCCTTGACGAGCGGCATTCACGCATCTACATCCCCAGCACCGGTCGTTTTGTTGACGACACCATCATCTTGAAGGCTCAAACAGGAAGCTACGGCGAAAACGGTCAGCTCGTTGATATTCAGACACGCCAACTGGCCGCGAATATCGACCCCCAGCAGGCCGCCACTGCGTCATGCCGAATCGGAATCCGAACGGTTGACGAAAAAACCGTACTAGCAGTTGTCGAACAATCACGTAACGGCCACTTCCGACAACCTTTCGAAAAAGCGCTGCGTGCCGGACTGGATAAGAGCTACACGTGGGATTTTGAAACGATTACGCGGGGTGATGTGTGGCTGAAGGAACAAGCTGAGCTTAAGAAAGTCACGGTCTTTCGAGAACAAAAAAGCGCCGACAGTGCGGTCACCGATAGCACTGTCACTGAAGGTGTTCTCAGCTCCTCGTTTAGCCCCGCCAACGAACGCCAAAACTGGCTTCACAAGCTTTTGCGCAAGGAAGTTTCCCCATACGAATTGTTGGCTTTCCCCAACATGGAAGAAGATGACACAGTCAAGCTGGAAGTGACAGACGGAGAACAAAGTAGAACATTTGTTCTTGACGATCCGCGCACACCCCGAACCAGAGAACTTATCCCGACAACCCATGCCGACGGTGTTGCCAGTGATAAAGAGTTTTCCCAATTTTGCGCTAAGGCTGCGAGCGACCTAGAGGACGACACCTATTAGAAACGCTGATTCCATGAGACAATAGAACAAGCGTTCCAAGACGAGGGGAGGGGTACAGTGAAAATCTCGATGCAAGGAATAATCCGCTCCCACATTTCCACGCTCTACAACGCCAGAACCGGGAAAATCAGCACAATCGACATCCTCTTGTTCTACGTTCTCCCAATCCCCACCGGCATCTTCTTGGGTATACTTGCCCCTTCGGAGGCAGCACAAATTCCCCTCACAATGGTGTCAATCCTGGCGGGTTTGTCGTTCGGAACCGTCATCTTTATTTTCGACCTGCGAATGAAACTACGGGACAAGTGGGGACCCAAGGACCGTGTTCTGGCAAACTTTGACGAATTGTTCGCCAATCTTCTGTACAGCGTGTTCATCGCGGTATGTATCGTCACTGTCGCCCTACTTCCCCAAGTTGCTTTTGCTGTCCCTGTAGTGCGAATTGTCTTGTTTATCCTGTGTGTTCACTACGTGCTGACGCTTCTGATGTGCCTGAAAAGGCTCGGTCTCGCTTTTAGAGAGGTAACACGGTAACTCGCGCGTGAACTTTGTTGCCACCATTCAGGGGAAATAAGTAGTGTCGGCTATCCCGCTTAGGGGAAGTCCACCTCCGGAAGACTTATCGCCGACACTGAAAGCGTATCATTCAGCCTTCGTCTGTCTCAAGAAAACCAGCACGCTACCGTCTCCAACTGCACGTGCTTACCGTTACGATCGTGCGCGTGAGTGCTCCATCGTGGGATCAGGTTGTGAGGGAGGCGGCGCGTGAGAAGGTCACGCTGCGCCGCTCACGCCTGCATGGTGCGCGCGGACTATGGGTGCCCGCCAGTCGCACCATCTGGGTGGACAGCCGCCTGCTTGACCATCACGCTGCGCCCACGTTAGCGCACGAACTGATCCACGCGCGCAGGGGAGACGGCGAATGTGGGCCTGCCTCTTCCGCTGAGCGTTATATTGATCAGCGTGTCGCACGCCGGTGGATCAATCGAGATGTTTACGCTGTTCTAGAGGATATGTACGCGGGCGACGCGTGGAGTATTGCAAGTGAACTTGACTTACCGCGTTGGCTGGTAGTCGCGTTTCAGGACTATTTAGGGAACATAAGGTGACCGCATGGAACGCTCATTAGAAAACGGCTCACATGCATTCAATAACGCTTTAGGTTCCCAGATCCGCGCTGAAGCGGCCGCGCATAATATCTCAATTTCTCGTTTGGCCGATCTTATCGGAATGCATCGCACTACGCTTAATCGCTATATCAGCGGCGAGCGTGATATCCCGGCAAAACTCATTTACTCGGCTTCGACGGTTCTCAGCGTTTCACCCGCGGAACTTGTTGAGCGCGCGTCCAGGAGAACGGCACAGTCGCACGCTGGTTGCACGCGCCATCACACGTAATCCTGTTTGTGCTGGTCACGTGTGGTGTCAGGGCTGTCTCCCCCCATCTCCACTATTAGGACGTTCATTTTGGTACAAAGTGAACGTCCTATTTTTTATGCCATAAGACGTGACGTTTCGCCTTGTCGGGGCAGCTTTATTGCTTTCGGAAGTCTTCTTGGTTAGGTATTTGACTTATCGTTGGCTCGGCACATTTTGTCAGATTTCTAGGAGGCCGGAAGGCTCCGAGAAGCAAGCTACAAAAAATATGTCTATCCGCCAAAAGTGTGCTAGTCGCTAAAAGCTTTGGGGTTTCACAGAATAGATCTATAATTTAGAGCAGCCGTAGAGTAACTGCCCGAAGCCAGACCTTCTAAATTAAGCAATAAAAGTTGTCATGTTTTTTGCAGACATTCATTCCAAATCACCGTTGATGGATGATTTGATTACCAAAAAATCACGTATGCATAAGAATTTCAATAGCTAAAATGTATTTAATGAACGTCTAGCTAATGTGTTTTATCTGTTTAGCTATATTCCTGTAGCTGTCACCACCTACCTGAGCTCAACGGGCTGGTTTTCTGGATGACGTAGTGGTACTTTGAGGGGAATAGATTTAACTAGCACACTGGACAGGAAGGTCTAATGCGCAACTTCAAGGACAAGCCCGGTTTTCTTGAAACGTTCGCCGGCAGAGCGCTGCTTAAACCAGCTCATCTTCTTACAGAACTACTGATCCTAACCTTGGTCTGCGCTTTGGGCTTCACGCTATCGAGCCCGTCTATGGCTCATGCCGAGGATCTACAGAGTAGCTCCCGGGATGACGAACAAAGCGCCAGTCCGACGCCGGTAAGCACTCCAGAAGTTGTAACTGATACCCAGTCTGGCGATGGTCTAGAGATCGGACCGGAGACTGTCGATCAACCCGTGCGTCAATCAACTTTACCGGCACCGACCATTCGCAAGGTCTTTTACGACGCCACGACTATTTCCGGCGCTAATGTACAACGAAAAAGAGTTGGTGGAAAGGTTAAAAGGTCGACTGTATATGTGACCCTAAAAGGTAAGGATGGCAACGAAAAAGCCACTGTTTCTGTTACCCCTAAAAGTGGAACAGCTTGGACGGTAAGTCTACCTAACGGCGTTAAAGTTGCACCAGGTGATACCGTCACTGCCTATCAAACTTTGGATGGCGCTACATCTGGTGTGGTGACCGCAAATGCTGAGCCATCCATGGCATTCTCGAATAAAGACAAGATCAAAATGCCGGTAGGAGAAATCTGGATTGAACACCCGGACGCTAACCTTGTAAATAATGATGAGCAAGCAGAAGCTATTGAAATGCTGAAGAAAGCTAATCCGGACATTGCGAACGACTTTAACCTTGACAAAATTAAATTCTCTATCGATTACACGGACCATGCCTACTATGAAGTGACCTATACAGATGGATCAACCTCCGGAAAAATTGAAGCTCCGGACGTAATAATCAAACAGGTAACGGAAACATCTGTGGCTCCGATAATAGGAAAAGTCCAGGTGACAGACGGGCAGATTATCGTTACATTTGCTAAAGAAGTTGCCCAAGGAACAAAATTTAGTTTTGTCAAACAATTTACCGATGGAGAGGACAGGAATTTTTCCCAAAATGGAAGCTGTATAGTGGACAAATCTAACTCACAAGAGATGTCTCAAGCAGTAACCGTTGACGGCAAAAAAGTTACTTTCCCAATCACGGATAAGGTTAACGATTTAAAACTCGGAACAGAGTTCGGTATCGTTGTCAAAGAGCCACATAAATTCCGTTCTTGCGCGAAGTCTGAGCCGGTAATAACAACCCCCGACAAAGTCGCCGTGAGAGATCCTCACAAATTAACGGATGCCGATAAACAAGCCATCGATAAAGCTATTCGAGATGCCAATACGGTAAATGGCGTATCTAAGCTTCCCGATGGAACTGGATTTTTAACCGATCCTGCGTTTATCGAGTTTGATAAAGACGGAAACGTTACAATAATCAGTCCTAATGATGTGGAAACTGATTGGGATAATGACGGCAATCCGATATATGTAAAAAATCCTGATGGAACCTATAAAGTAAATGATGGATCCAAAGTCACTAAAATCCCTGCCAAAGATCTGGTAAAAAATATCGCTCCGAAATCTCCTGCGATTGCGGTAGATACGGATAAGGGTGAGGTAACTATTACCCCGCCAGTCTATGAAAACCCGGGTGATGATACCGACTTGGCGTCCTACACCGTCACCTATAAGGATGCTTCAGGAGCGGAAAGAACCGTCACTGCAACTCGAACCGTAGACGAAACTTCCGGTAAGACCACGTGGACATCAGATGGTGCAACGGTTGATGCGAACACCGGTGTGATTACTCTGAAAGTTGAAGACATCGAAGTTGGTGGAACTGTCACGGCAAAAGCAAAAGATAATGGCGGATTAATTCCCACTGAAGAACAGCCGCTTGAATCAGAACCGGCCAGCGAGACACTCGAAACTGCCACTGTTAGCTATGATCGTAACGGCGGAGTCGGCGATATGGATGGCAAGACTTTAAACAAGGGCAGTAAGTACACGGTGTTGCCTAATGGTTTTACTGCTCCGGATGACTCCCAGGAATTTAAGGCTTGGGAAGT